CTCGAACAGAAGATGCATGGGCAATGAGCAAGTCCACGATCTCCACGTTCGAGCTTTTCCAGATGTTCCCCGACGCGAAACGTGAGGAAGGGGAGTGAACTATATAATTCCCCAAACAATTACCTAGTATCTGATAAAAGCCGATACCTCTAGGAGCCCTCATGACCGATCACGCACTGCTGCCTTCCCGCCGCGTTGACCGTGACGCGCTTAATATGCTTCCGCGCGATACCGTCGCCACGGATGCCTCCCGCCTGATCGACCCCTTGAAGAACGAGAAGGGGGAACGCCTCCTGGCCGCCACCGCCGTGGCCTTCGCCATCATGTGCGAGCGGACCTCTATGTCGCCCCAGGATATGTGGCTCTATGGTCGCCGGGTTCTGGGGGCGGACGAGCCGTTCCATCGGCAGGGTAACACCCAGGTGGAGGCCTTGAGGGACTTCGCCGGCCTTCGCATCAACTCCAATCCCATCATCTGAAAGGACACTGCCATATGGCACACTTTGACATCAGCCCGGTCCTCACGCTGGACCACTGCTGGATCAACAAGGCTGACACCAAGTACAATGCCCAGGGCCTCTTCAAGACCGAGGGCATCGGGTCCGGGCCCCTGGTCGAGGCCATGAAGGACAACATCAAGGCGGCTTCCATGGCGGCCCTGGCCAATGAGACCGCAGAGATGAAGCCCGCCGAGGCCAAGAAGTGGTCGCTCTACGTCCCCTTCGAGGAGGTTGAGGACGATGACGGAAACCCGACCGGCGACACCCGCTTCACCTTCAAGCAGAACCAGGTCATCAAGACCAAGGACGGTAAGGAGAAGACCATAACCATCGAGGTCCGTGACAGCGCGGACAACGTGGTCGATGGCGTGAACGTGTTCTCCGGCACCAAGGCCCGCATCATGTTCTCCATGCGCCCAATCAAGATGGTCTCCACCAAGGAGGTCGGCGTCCGCCTGGACTTCGCCAAGGTACAGATCGTGGAACTCTCCAAGGGCTCTGGCGGCTCCATGGGCTTCGGCGCGGTGGACGGAGGCTTCGTGTCCTCTGGGGACAAGGCCTCCCATGCGCCGGCCTCGCAGACCACCGAGGAGGACCTTGGTGACGAGCCTGTGGACTACTGACATGAGGCTGGTCGCTGGGTTTGCAGGCGGGGCAGCACTGTTCCTCGTCGGCGGCATCGTGTTAAACACCCTGACGGGTAGTGAGCTGGCTGGCTGGATTGGTGCCATTGGCCTGGCCGGGGCCTACGGCTTCGGCATGATGAAGGGGTAGCAAGGATGGCGGTCGCCAAGAACCAATGGCGGCGGCCCTCCAACCATATAAATGAGCGCATCCAGAAGGACATGACGACGGGATTGAGGCTGGGCTTCAGGTCAGGGCTTGAAGTCGCCAATGCCGAGCTTCTGGAGCGCCTGGGCATCAAGGTCGAATACGAGACCATGAAGATACCCTATGTGGTCCCCGAGAGCCGCCACAAGTACACACCGGACTTTCCCCTCCCGAATGGGGTCCTGGTGGAGACCAAGGGGAAGCTGGAGCAGAAGGACCGGGTGAAGCACCTGCTGATCCGAGCCCAGCACCCCGACCTAGACATCCGCTTCGTCTTTCAGCGTCCACACGATCCAATCGTGAAGGGCTCCAAGACGACCTACGCAATGTGGGCCGACAAGCACAGCTTGAGGTGGGCCACCAAGATGATCCCCCTGGATTGGATCAAGGAGCCGGGGCCAGAACGCAAACCCAAGGAGGTGCTGGGACTATGAACCATGCCATCCGGTACCGGCCACGCACCGAGACCAGGCGCATCATCCTGCACGACAGCCACACCACGCCAGAGCTTGGTGGAGGAGCCCTGGACGTGCCACGTTGGGCGGACCAGGCCAAGGAGGGTGGCCTCAAGATGGGACTCCTGTCCACCGGATACCATATCATCGGAGAGCGCGACGGCACTATGGTGACCGCCAGGCAATGGGACCTCGTAGGGACCCATACGCCGGGCCACAACATGGACAGCATCGGGTACTGCCTGGTAGGCGGCAGGGAGCACTACACCGACCAGGGCGTGGACAATTTCACCGACGAGCAGATCAAGACGCTGTTCGCCTTTGTGGTTCTTGCCAGGGTGACCTTCATGTCCGACATCGAGCTGGTCGGCCACACTGAGGTCCAGAGCTACCACCACCGGGACAGGCCAAGGTGCCCTCCGCTGGACATGGAGGACCTGCGCCAGTCCCTCAACATATACCTCACAACAGGAGAGCTGATCCGATGAGTAAATTCATTGAAGCCCAGATGGAGCTGGACAGTTACAGGGTCAAGAGAGACCTGTCCACTCTGGCCAAAGCCTGGGACAACGCCGTGCAGCTGGAGCAGGAGGTCAACAAGGTCATCACGCGGGTAGAAGACCTGAAGAACCGTATCGCCCTGCTGGCCCTACGCATCGAGAACGGAGAGCGGCTGGACGATGAGGTCCTGGAGCTATATAAGGAGGCACGGCGATGAATTACCAAGAGATGACACCGCAGCAGCGGCTGGTCCTGGACTACCTGCATGGTGGTCACAAGCTAACCAACCTGGTCGCCATCGCCAACCTGGGCGTCGGGTCCTTGTCGTCCCGCATCGCAGAGCTTCGCAAGATGGGGTACGCCATCGAGGACGAGGTGCGTAAGGACCACTGGGGCAGCACCTTCAAGTCATACTATATGAAGAAGGTCGCTGAGGCTAAGTCCGCCGAGGACCCTGCCACATGACACTCATTTGGGCGGTGCTCTACATCCCCCTGGCGTCCGGCAACACCGGCATCCTGAAGCGCCCGATGCCTACCATGGAGGCGTGCCACCAGTACCAGGCCGCCATGGCCGAGGCCTACCCGAAGCAATCCGTTCCCGTCTGTATGTGGAACCAGGAAGGATCAAAGGAGACCTGAATGCTCACACTGATCGCCTCTGCTCTCGACTACCCAATCATCGGACTGGTCTCGGTATGGCTAGCCACAGACCCATCAGGTGCTGCCCCGTGGAACTACTTCACGAAGGGTTTCAACACCATGGAGGAGTGTGAGGTGGCCCGTGTCTCCATCATGGAACAGATGAAGGACGAGGATAACTTCCGCATCGAAGGCGTGTGCCTGCGCAGAGAAGACCTCGGAGAGGCCATCAAGAAGGACCTGATGGAGGACTGACGGATGGACGTACTGATCTGCTGGACCCTGTTCAGCGCGTCCGCACTGGTCGTCATCTTCCTGGTGCTGGTGGACCTGCCATGAGCGGGTCCGCCGACATCGTGCTACGGCATGAGTACTGTGAGAAGTGCGGCTCCAAGGACAACAAGGCGGTCTACGCGGATGGCCACGAGTACTGCTTCACGCCTGGCTGCGGCCTGGTGAAGGCGGCGGAAGGGAGAGAGGTGGACACCGAGGAAGAGTTCGAGGCCCCGCGACGGGCCCCAGAGACAGCGATACCATTCCGCCCCTCCGAGCTGAAGGGCCGTGGCCTGCGTGAGGAGACCCTGAGCCGCTTCGGGTATTTCACACTGGTGGACAAGGGTCGACCCCTGCACCTGGCCCCGTTCTACGACCAGTCCGGCAACATGGTTTACCAGAAGTACCGACATGCCAAGGACAAGGAGTTCTGGTGGGTGCCTCTCCGAGATGAGGTGCCGCGCCCACATGAGTGCCTCCTGTTCGGGCAGCAGTCCTGGGGCGACAAGTTCGACCGCATGGTGGTGGTCACCGAGGGTGAACTGGACGCAATGTCGGTGGCCCAGGCGACCAAGTTCAAGGTCCCCGCCGTGTCCATACCTCAAGGGGTCACCAGCGCGGTGAAGGCCCTCAAGGCGAACTACCGCTGGCTGGACCGCTTTGAGACCATCGTCCTGTGGTTGGACAACGACGAGCCGGGCCAGGCGGTACTGCCGGACTGCGCCTCCCTGTTCGAGCCGGGTAAGGTCAAGGTGGTCCGACATCCAACGGCCAAGGACGCCTCGGACCTGCTCCAGGCGGGGCACGAAGGAGAGGTCTACGCCGCCGTCTGGGGAGCTACCCCGTGGTCGCCTCAAGGCATCGTCAATGCGCGGGACTGCGCGGCCGACATGGCCCAGGAGGAGGGGGAGCCCATCTGCTCCTACCCATACCCCAAGCTCAACACCATGACGGGCGGTATGCTTAGGGGAGAGGTGGTCTACCATGTGGCGGGGACCGGCATCGGCAAGACCTCGCACATTGTGGAATACCAGCACCATCTGCTGAAGAACGGCATCAAGTTCGGCGTCATGCGCTTCGAGGACACTCGACGCAAGGTCCAGCTCGACCTGATGTCACGCGAGATCGAGGACCGGCTGCACCTGAGGCCACGGCCTGAGGCGGAGATGGTCGCCCTGCACTCCTACGTGTTCGGCAAGGGGAACGTCGAGATATTGGACCCCGAGCGGGCTCTGTGGGACTTCGACAGCATCACCGGATACATCCGCTACATGGCCAAGGGCCTGGACTGCAAGGTGGTCTTCGTGGACCCCCTGAGCTTCCTTCAGGCGGCCTATAAGGGTGCAGACGAGCGAAAGGCTCTGGACGAAGTGGCCTTCCAGTTCTCCCGCATGGTCAAGCAGCTGGGGTTCAACCTACAGGTCTCTCACCACCTCAATCGTGAGGATGGAAAGAGCTTCGAGGAAGGGGCCCAGATCAGCCTGAAGAACATCCGTGGCAGCGGCGGCGTGGCGAACTTCTCCATGGCGGTCATTGGCTACGAGCGTAACCAGCAGGGTCCACGACCGGACCTGACACGAGTGCGCGTCTTGAAGTGTCGGCATACGGGCACAACGGGCGTCGCGGACATCATTAAGTGGGACGAGATGCGGGGCTTCAACGAACCGACCACCGAGCCGTGGCCGGAGGATGGAGACAGCCTAGGGTTCGGACCAGCACCATCCCCCGGAGACCAAAGTGGATATTGAGGCACTGAAGAAGGAAGTCGGAGAGCTGCGGAAGATAGTGGACCAACAGGGCATCAGGCTGGCCATGGCGCAGGCCTGGATCGACTTCCTGCACTGGGCCTACGACATGCTGGCTGGCTACGAGGTCAACTACAAGACCCTCAAGGAGTACAAAGAGGACCGTGGCCTGGACGAGGCCATGAAGCTCCCCATCTCGGCAGCTCAGATCAAGATCATCGAATACCTAGGGAGGCTTCGCAGTGCAATCAAGGCGGCCATTCGCAGGAAAAACTTCAAGGTGCACTGATGAGTGGTGGGACTACCCTCACTTCGGAGGGAGCGGTCACATTACTGACCTCGACCAGCGGATGCCCACACCATCGGCCCAGGGCTTCATCGGGTTCTACCAGCTGCGTGATCGTGGCGAGATGGGTGACCACAACGACGATGCACGAGGACGGGTCAATGGACACCTAGGTGCGACTCCTGGAGCCGGTGACGGTGAGAAGCCCCGCAGACGCAAGCCGGGCGATACGAGAGGACAGCGAACGTGACAGCGCAACAGGGCGAGGCTATTGGGCCCGCCTCCTCCGACATAGCCGCCCCTAAGCGGTGGAATTGGTTCTGGCCTAACGACGGGTCGGTGCGCCGGGGGCCGCTCCTGGCTTTCGACATCGAGACGAACGGGCTCCTGGACGACGTATCCACGACGCACTGCCTGGTGATCAAGGACCTGGAGACCGGGGCAGTCATGTCCTGTGCCAACCAGCCTGGCTACGTGGGCATTGAGTACGGCCTGGACGCCCTGTCCAAGGCGGCGGTGGTCTTTGGCCACAACATCGTCGGGTACGACATCCCGGTCCTAAGGAAGCTCTACCCGTCCTGGAACACTGACGCGGTGGTGATCGACACCCTGATCCTCTCCAAGCTGATCTTCCCATCGGAGGCTCTGCGGGGCAAGGACATCCCGAGGTGGAAGAGAGGCCTCCTTCCGGGCCAGCTGATCGGCGGCCACAAGCTGGAGGCCTGGGGCTACCGACTTGGGCTGCTCAAGGGTGAGTATTCGGCCACCGTCAAGGAGATGGCCAAGAGGTACGCGGACGGCGAGGACATCCCAGAGGAATACATGGTGCTGGCCTCCGTGGACGCCAAGGGCAAGCCTACGCTGGACCCGTGGCAGGCATGGAACAAGCCGATGCAGGACTACTGCGTCACCGACGTGGAGGTCACACACAAGCTCCTCACCCTCCTGGAGAGCCACCTCACTGGTACCTCCCCGCAGGCCTCAGGACGGGACTGGGGTGAGAGCTGCGTCTGGCTGGAGCATCGCGTCCAGGAGATGATGAACGATCAGGAGCGCCGTGGCTTCGGGTATGACGTGAAGGCTGGCATCGCGCTTGCCGCACAGCTAAAGACCCGGCAACGCGGGCTGGAGAAGGAGCTGGTCGCAGCGTTCGGGTCCTGGTGGGAGGCCTCTGAGCCCAAGCGCCCGGAGCGAGGCTACTCGGAGAAGATGACTCGGTTCCCCGATGTCACCCTCAAGCGGTTCTCCGACAAGACCGGCAAGGAGCTGAAGCCCTACACTGGGCCACCTATGTGCGAATACAGCCCGGACTGGCCGTTCACTTCGATCAAGCGGACCACCTTCAACCCCAAGTCCCGCGTCCACCTAGGTGAGCGCCTACAGAAGGTCTACGGGTGGACGCCTCAGGAGTTCGGCGGCAAGGACGGCACCCAGGCGGTCGTGGACGAAGGCACCATCAAGGCGCTGCACTGCATCACGCCCGAGCTGAAGGCCCTCATCCTGGAGGACTTGGTGGTCACCAAGACACTGGGCCAGGTGTCGGACGGCAAGAAGGCCTGGAACGACCTGGCTGAGAGGGACGGACGCCTGCATGGGCGCGTTGACCCACTCGGGACTGTCTCACACCGTGGTGCCCATAAGGACCCGAACCTGGCGCAAGTGCCTTCGGTCTCGGTGGAGGAGGTCAAGGACGAGGCAGGTGTCGTCATCGAGAAGCATATCATCTGGGGCTGGAAGGGGGGCTTCGGGGCGGAGTGCCGCTCGCTGTTCATCCCCAGGCCCGGCTGGGAGCAGACTGGCACCGATGCGTCTGGCCTGGAGCTGAGAATGCTCGGCCACTACCTGGAGCCATACGACGGAGGCGCATTCGCCACGCGGGTCAGCACGCCTGGCCTGGACATCCACGCCGAGAATGCCAAGATCACGGACCTGTCCCGAAGCGCGACCAAGACGGTCACCTACGCCTTCCTCTACGGGGCCGGCTCCTGGAAGCTGGGCGTCGGGGTCGGGGTCACCGAGGAGGAGATCGCCACGCTGCCCCGCTCAAGGGAGGCTGCGAGCTACATCGCCTTCCGCAAGAAGCAGTCGAGGGACTTCGTGGTCCCGTCTGACGCAGACATGGCCTACATCCTCAAGGGGATCGGGGTCAAGAAGAAGTTCCTCAACGGCATCACCGGCCTGAAGGACCTCCAGAAGGAGGTGCAGGAAGAGGGTACGCTGTACGGGAACATCATCGCACTGGACGGCCGCAAGCTGTACATCAGGAAGCCACATGCATCCCTGAACCAGCTCCTCCAGGGCGGCGGCGCAATCGTCTGCAAGCGGTGGCTTCTCTACATGGACCAGTACCTCCAGGAGCAGGGCCTGGTGCCCGACGTGGATTATGGCCAGATGGGCTGGGTTCACGATGAGGCTGCCTTTGAGCACAGGCCTGGGCTTGGGGAGATCATCTCACAGGCCTCACAATGGGCCATGAAGCAGACAGCGGAGTTCTACGACTTCCGGGGCGCTTTGGACGTGGACACCAAGCACGGAAAGAACTGGATGGAGACGCACTGATGGGCGTTCCCAGGGTACTACAGTTTGCAGAGCTTGAGACCGGGTGCTTTGTGCCTATCCGCCACAGGGTGAACGGAGATGGGTACTTCCGGGTAAACTGGAATGACCGGCCTGAGATGTTCCACAGGGTGGTCTACAGGCTGCACAATGGGGACATTCCGCGCGGCCAAGAGGTGGACCACCTGTGCAAGGTACGGTCCTGCTGTAACCCTAAGCACCTGCGCCTGCTGGACGGCAAACACCACGCCATCCTCAGCAACCGAGAGCGGTACGCGGAGCGTAAAGACGCCGCAAAAGAAGCCTGGGAGCACTCAGGGAGAACAGTTACCGGGACGGCCCTAGGCCAGCTCTACGGGGTCTCCTTCAGCTGCTCCTGCGCGTGGATACGGGAGTGGAGAAGGTCTCCGCTGCCCTGAGATACCAACCTCAAACGAAAGGAACTACTGCATGGCACTTGTCATGGGACAGGACGTTATCGTCCCCTTCTTCATCGACCAGACCGACACCCTCGCCGGCACCTCGGCGGAACTCATCTCCCCCGTGGACGGCTTCGTAAAGGCCCTCTACGTCATCGTCCAGGCGGCGGTTGGCACGGGTGGCGGCGTGACGGTCAAAGTCAAAGGTAACGCCGTTGCGGGCCTCACGGTCACCGTTGCTGACAGCGCGACCAAGGGCACCGTCTATTCGGACACCCCGACTGCTGGCTCCTCTACCCGCGAGGTCGCCATTGGTGACCGCCTGGAGATCATCCCGGCCGCCGCCTTCGCCACGTCGGGTGCCATCTCGGGCTTCCTCGTCATCAACACCGGGGCCTGACATGGTGGGGAGGTCCAGGCCTAAGGCCGGACGTGGCTACGTCGGGGCGATACCCGAGGCGGTCTACGGGGTGGTCCTCAAAGCCTGGGCCTCCCCCTTCTCCGTACAGTCCAACTACGCCAGGGAGGCGGCCATTGAGGTGGCCCTGGCGGCGTCCATGGGGTGGATCACCAACATCGCTCCAGATGGTCTCTCTTTCACCAGACAGTGGCACACCACGCCCGAAGGGCTGGTGTCCGTTCAAATAGCCAAGGAGCTGACACAATGACTACATTTCTCTTCATCTGGACGATCATCGCTACCATGGTCGTGTTCTTGGCAGGCCTCGCGGACTTGGACCTCGAAGATGGTATGCAGGTCCGCGTCTTTATCTTGGCCCTCCTCCCCGGCCTAATCGTCTGGGGCCTCTCGGCGAAACTCAATGCCTGGATGATTGGCGAGGACAGCTCTGACATCAGCGTCAAGGCGCTGCTCTACACCCTCTGGACCGGGGGGCGCTGAGCCATGCGGACCCTGCTGATCGACGGCGACACGATAGCCTTCGTGGCGGCCTCGGCGGCCCAGCATACGGTAGGAAGCCCAGGTGGCATGATCCAGCCGTTCGCTCGCAGGGCCGAAGGGGAGGCCATCGTCGGCAACCTCATCGGGTGGCTCAAGGACAAGCTCAAGGCCACCGACATTCGGGTCTTCCTGTCATGCCCCGCCTCGCAGAATTGGCGGCTCCAGGTGGACCCCAACTACAAGGGCAACCGCAAAACCTCGGTTCGCCCCCTGCTTCTCCAGCCCCTCAAGGACTACCTTAGGCTGGAGTATGGAGCCCAGCACTTCGCCTACATCGAGGCGGACGACGCGCTTGGGATACACGCGACCTCCGACAGCCTGATCCCTGGTGAGAAGGTGGTGGTCGGACGGGACAAGGACTTCGCGACCATCCCTGGGCTCCACTTCCAACTCAAGGACACCGACGACCAGGGCGACCCTGTGGTCCGCGAGATCACCCCATGGGAGGCCAGCATCAACCACTACGTCCAGGCCCTCGCCGGGGACGCGGTGGACGGCTATGCGGGGTGCCCTGGGATCGGCATGAAGCGGGCCCGCGAGATCGTGGAGAACCCGGAGCGCTTGGTCCCGACCGAGGGCGTGGTAACGCGCGGTGCAAGGAAGGGCGAGAAGGTCGTCAAGTGGGTGTCCGCTGGACCATGCTCTGTATGGGAGGCCATCGTGTCCCAGTACGCCAAGGCAGGCCTCTCCGAAGCCGAGGCCATCAAGACCGCACGCCTGGCCAAGATACTGCTGGCCGAGGACTACAACATCGAGACCCATGAGGTTAGGCTCTGGGTCCCTGGGAAGGAGTGACAACTATGGGTGGGACAGTCGTATCGTTCATTTTTGAGATGTGCTTCTTGGTCATCGTGGCGACCATGGTGCAGGGGATGCTGAAATGAACATGGGGCAGGGAAGTGAGGGCCGTTCAAATGAGGACTAATCGGAACAACACCGAGGTCTACAAGATCGTGCGTCGGGGCTTCCGGGAGGACCTGGGCCATATCCGCAACCGCATCGAGCGCCTGTCAACAGGGACCATGCCATTCGTGGACGTTGACACGGCCGACGCCTTCAGGATCATGCACAAGCTCCGGGCCATCACCGAGGAGATCGAGCGTGCAATCCTCCCATCCGACACTTGATGCGTTGGCCGAGAGGGCCATCGAGGAACACAAGAGGCGTCGGCTACTGGTCGCTATGGAGGCGGTCATCGAGCTGGCTTTAGAGACCATGAGCGGCAGTGAGGTCATCACCCTCCTCCGCGACCACGCGCAACACCTGGAGGATCATTCATGATGCACCCCGACGATGACAGCTACGTGACGGACGGCGAGATCAAGGCCCTTGGTTCCGCCGAGGAGCAGTGGCACGACGCTGCTGACAGCTTCATTAAGGCGAACTACGGCCACCTCAACATCCAGCAGATCGCCTTCATCACCGGGCTCTTCAACAAGGACCACGGCCCCGACGAGTTCTTCCAGCTGGCCTCCTTCATCCAGGACTACGCGGCCGACCTCTCTGAGAGGGACTTCCGCCCATACAGCCAGCGCGGCGACATGGTGGTCCGCCCAGCACACTACTCTCAGTTCCCCATGGAGCCTACCTGGTTCATCCAGACGAACGGGGTGGACTGGTGCCGAGGGAACGCCCTCAAGTACATCTGCCGGTACCGCCACAAGAGCGGCATCGAGGACCTACGCAAGGCGGCCCGTTACATTGAGATGTTCGCCAAGTTCCTTCTGGGGGAAACGGACTGGTCCAGATGAGAGAGGCCCCGTTCACAGCCAGGTGGAGAAGCCTGGAGGACCTCTCCGCGTTCTTGAAGGAGTACATCAGGAACCGTGGAGATGGTCCAATCCGCGAGGAAGAAGACCTCATCAAGGCGCATCGACGCGCCTCCGAGGTGGCCCTGGCGCAACGCATAATAGCGACCATCGAGCGCCGCTACGACAACGACGACGAAGAGGAATAACCCATGTGCTTCGGCACCAGTAACAACAGCAACCAGACCCAGCCGCTGCGGGACCCTAACGCCCCGCTCCCGGAGGTGACCCCGATCCCCGAGTACACTGGCAGCAGGATGCGGGACCTCGGGTCTAAGGACCCCAAGAACACCGACAATGTGAGGATGTAGGAATGTGCTTCTCGTCTGGGCCCAAAGCCCCGATCAACAAGCCGACCTACGCCGTGGAGGATGCCTGGAAGTACACCGACGTGTCCATGACGGACGCAAGTGGGAACGTGACGGACATCGACGGTACAAAGAAGTCGGACCATCTCAAGGCTACGGGGTATCCCGACGCCAAGGACAACTAAGAGGAGGAGCCTATGTGCTTCGGCTCCAAGCAGAAGACAGAGACCCCGGCAGCCGCCCCAGTGGCCCCGCTGCCGGCCCCAAAGGCACCGGACATCGGTGAAACGCGGAGGGAGGAGAACATCTCCAACTTCGGAACCGACACGCCGTCCTATAGGGTCACCCGCAAGAAGGCCGCCACGAACCGCAAGGCGGACGGCTTCCAGGTCCCCGACCGGCAGATCAAAATGTGAGGTGAGAGATGAGCGCATACAGCCTGGGGCAGCCTGCCTCGGACTTCTATGAGAACAAGCGTAAGGACCGTACAGGCCCGGTGGACGTGGCCCGCAGGCTGGCTGACATCATCCTACCCTCGCGGTTCCCCGAGGAGACCTGGAACAGCGGCGACGAGCTGCCTGTCACGAACCAGTCCATCTCGGCACGGTGTATCAACACCCTCTCCACCAAGCTGACCTCCACTGCCCTCCCGCCGAACCTTCCCAACGCAACGTTCAACCCGAACGAGACCAGCCTGAAGGACGACATCGACCGGGACCCGGAGTTGTGGGCGCAGGTGCAGTACGCCCTGTCCCGCCGCGAGGAAATCCATCGTAAGCGCCTGGGACAGACCCTGGGGCGGACGGCATATGGAAAGGTCATGACCCTGCTACTGCTGACGGGCAACGCCCTGACGCTGTGGACCGACATCAACCGGCCCAGGGTCTACACGATGCACCAGTACGTCACGGTGCGGGACAACGACGGCGAGGCCCTGGTGACCGTGCTCAAGGACCCAATCGTCTGGGCCACGGCCGACGAGGACATCAAGGCGGCGGCTACCAATCACCGCCTGGCGAACAACGTCGGGGCCCCGGAGGACGAGTGGGACGAGACCATCGACATTTTCCACGTCCAGAAGATGGTCAAGGAGGGTGGCAAGAAGCGGTGGCTCTACTGGCAGGAGGTCGAGGGCGGCCATGTGATTGCTGACACCGACACCGATGCTGACTACGAGACGCCGACAATGTACCCGGCCGTCATCAACCTGGAGGCCGGCTCTCACTATGGTCTGCCATACGCCCTGGACTACGAGGGGGACCACCAGTCGGTGGAGAACTTCTCGTCGGCCCTTCAGGACGGGGCAGCGGCAGCGGCGTGGTTCCTCATCATGGTCAATCCGACCGGGACCACCAAGATCAAGGACGTGCAGGAGGCGGACAACCTGTCTGTCATCCCAGGCCGCGCCGAGGACATCACCGCGCCGATCTTCTCCAAGAGCGGGGACCTACAGATCGCGGACAAGCAGCTGTCCGACGCGGCGCGACGCCTGGGCTTTGCGTATGCCATGAACACGGCCATCCAGAGGCCCGGAGAGCGTGTCACCCGTGAGGAATGGGTGGTCATGTCGCGGGAACTCAACGAGGCCATGGGCGGCCTATACGTGGACCTCTCACAGTCCTTCCAGCTGTGGTTCATCCGACGCTTCATCTTCCTGCACGTCAGGGAGGCTGGGAGTGGCCTGAAGGAGCTTCCAGAGGGGCTGGTCTCTATCGGCGTGGTTACCGGACTGGACAGCATCGGGCAGACCTCCGAGCACCAGAACCTAATCGACTGGGCCAAGGAGGGACAGGAAGTTCTCACCCCGCAGGGCTTCATGCAGGAGCTGGTGCCAGGGAACTTCCTCAAGCGGTCGGCGGCCCTCCGGTCGGTCAAGATCGACGGCCTCATCAAGAGCGCAGACACCAAGGCGGCGGAGCAGCAGCAGGCCCAGCAGGCCCAGATGCAGCAGACCGTCCTGGACAAGGCAACAGGCCCCCTCGTCAAGGAGGGCGGCACAATGATCCAGGGCCTCATGGCCCAGCAACAAGCAGCAGGAGCACAAGGAGTGACCAATGGCGGCTGATGGACGAGTTGAAGGTGGCGTGGCCGGCGAGGCCTCATACGCCATCACGATGGACACCAAGGAGGTAGAACTCAGCGATGGGGCCGTCTCTGAGGCAACGGAGAAGGACGATTCGGTCGAGACGAAAACCGTCACCGATGCTGGCGGCGAGGTATCTGAGGATGCTGGCGCTGAGGACGGCACGGATGGTGGGGAGGATGGAGGAGACGCCGAGGACGCCCTAGCCGACTTCGACCCGGACAACGAGGAGGTCGTCTCGGCCTACGACGCCAGGTATTCCAAGGACGACGGCACCTTCAACGAGGAGACCCTATCCAAGGAGTTCTGGGCTAACCAGGAGGCAGGCAACGAGGGTCTCAACGAGGGAACCTACGCCTGGCTCGCCAAGCGTGGCATCTCTAAGGAGTTCGCCAGGCAGGTCGAGGCGGCGCTCGTCACCCAGCACCAGGCCAACGTCAACAAGGTCTCCAAGGATGACATGGCGCTGTTCGACCTCGCTGGCGGCCCGGAGAACCTGAAGGCCGCCCTCGACTGGGGCAAGACCGGAGGCTACGACAAGGCAGCCCAGGACCGCTTCAACAAGGTGATGGCTGGCAAGGACACCGAGGCCAAGAAGGAGGCGGTGGAACTACTCCTCTCCCGCCACGGCAAGGTGAGGGCCACCCAGGACGCCAAGGACGAAGCCGACGCCCGCAAGACGCCTCGCCGCGATGCCACGGCCCAATCAGCACCTGCCGCCCGTACCACGGTGCAGCCCTACAAAGACAAGGCGGCGTGGCGTGAAGCCAAGAGGGCAGCCGGGGACAACCATGAGGCCCTGCGTGAGGTGGCCCGCCGTCGCGCCGTCTCCAGGTTCACGGACTAACAGCCATGTGGTCCACCATCTTCGGCTTCATCCCGGCCATCATCCAGGAGGTCTCCAAGTGGTCAGAGCGTAGGGACAAGCTGCGTGAGGCCGAGCTTGACGAGCGACTGTCCTATCACCGGGCTCGCTCGGAGCTTGCCGCAGAGATCGTCAAGGCGGACACCGAGTGGGACCTGGAGTGGGCACGCACAAGCAACAACTCGTGGAAAGACGAGTGGCTGCTGATCCTGTGGTCCATCCCAATGGTGGCCTTCATCCCGGCCCTGTTCTTCGAGGGGGCGAGGGACCGGCTCCTGAACACACTGACCTTCATCCGCCAGCTCGATGAGAACGCCCTCTGGTTCTACTTCGGGGGCTGGGGGGTCATCTTCTCTGCGGTGTTCGGCTTGAAGGCCGCCGCCCAGATCATGCTTCCGGGGAAGGTGACGCAGATCGCAAATGCGTTCTCGACCTTGGAGGACGACATACCCGACACGGCCGTACAGGAGGCTGCTGACAGGATCAACAGCAAGGTGCGGACCATCCTTAACTCCGGCCACAAAGAGCGCCCCAAGCCTACGCTAAGGCCCTCCGAGCCGGACCCCAATAAGCAGGGCGGCCTATAGCCACCCTAGCTAGTACACCCAAAATGCAAGGAAAGGAACTCGCATGAGTGCATATACCGACGCCCGCTCCAAGCCCGGCCAGGCCAATCTGGCAGGTGACGAACGGGCCCTCTTCATGGACCACTTCTCGGGAGAGGTCCTGGAGGCCTACGACGAGACCTTCGACTTCCGTGACAAGACCTACGTCAAGACGGTCGGCAGCGGCAAGGCGTGGGACTTCCCGATCATCGGCCGTAAGCGTGACGCGGCTGACCACGTTCCTGGTGAGATCATCATGGGCGGTGGCGTTGAGCACGGTGAGGTCGCGATCTCGCTGGACAACATCACGGTGGACTCGGCCTTCATCGCGGAGATCGATGAGCTGCTCAACCACTACGGCCTCTCGGCACCCTACGCGCGTCAGCTGGGTGAGAGCCTGGCGTCGGTCTCCAATGGCCGTATCGCCCGCTCCATGGTGCTGGCCTCGCGTGAGACCACTGCACCGTACACCAACGGCCCCCTGCCGTCCTACTACTACCACGCCTCCATGGCCACTGACGCCTCCTACCTGGAGCAGGGTGCCTTCGAGGCGGTGGAGCATATCCGCACCCACGACATCGGCGGCGGGCCGCTGACCTACTTCCTCCCCTGGAAGCAGCAGTTGCTACTGGCCCGTTACACGGGTATCGACACGGTGGACACCTCTGGCTCGGGTAACCGCGCTGCGGGTACGGTCGGCCAGATCGCAGGTCTGTCCATCAAGGGCACGAACTCGATCCCGAACACGAACTACACGACCGACACCTTCGCTAAGTACAATGGCAACTTCTCCACGACCATCGGCGTCATCTCCAACCGCATGGCGGTGGGCACGCTGAAGCGCCGTGCGATGAAGGTGGTAATGAAGGAGCAGGCGGATCGCCTCGGCACCATCCTGATCGCCTCCCAACTGGAGGGCCACGGCCAGCTGCGGCCGGAGTGCTCCTTCGAGATCGCGAGCGCAACGCGCTAATCGCGACTACTGACTGCTCCAAGTGTTGACTTGGCTGGGGGTCTTCGGGCTCCCAGCCCCTTTTAGGACATTTTCAAACGGAGGCCCTTAATGGCTATCTCATTGGACAGCCCTGTAGCCCTCACCAAGCTGGACGCCGTGAACGTCATGCTGCGGGTCAGAGGCGAGAGTGAAGCGACTGCCCTGGGCTCCACGGCCCGCAAGTCGGTGCAAGACGCTGAGGCACACCTGGCCCAGACCAACCTGGAGGTCCAGGGCGACGAGTGGAACTTCAACAAGGAGTACAAGCTCCAGCTGGACATCTCGGTGGTCGACAGCAAGGTCTACCTACCGTCCGGCACCCTGAAGGTGGAGCCAACGTGGACCACCTCCTACAGGGCCCTCGTGCAGCGGGGGAACCTGCTCTACGACCAGGAGAACTCGACCTACCTGTTCGACGCGGCCGATGGGGACATCTACGTCAACATCACCATCGCGCGGGCCTTCGAGGAGCTGGCCCAACCGATGCGATGGTACATTGCCCTCCTGGCGGCCTCGACCTACGGCAACGCGACCGCTTCCGGCGACCCGGCCCTGAGGATCACCTCGGAGCAGCTGGCGAAGGCCAAGGCAGCGGCCGAGCGGTATGACAATGGGCTTCTTCGTAAGGAGCTTCCTGCACGCAACCCGCACTTCGCACGCCTGCGTGGAACGAGAGGTACTTATCGATGAGCCAGCCGATCCAGGTCCCATCCCTGATCCAGGGCATCAGCCAACAGTCGGAGATCACCCGGCCTGGGTCCTCAGCGAGTGATCAGCAGAACTGCGTCAACGATACCACCCTCGGGTCCCGCGCCAGGAACGGCACCAAGCTCATCAAGCACTACACGGGGTCCATCTCTGGGTCATTCACGCATCGCATCCAGCGGTCGGAGGAGGAGGATTACCTCGTCATCATCACCCCCGCCGAGGACATGATCGTCATCAACCTTTACGATGGCACCGAGTGCACGGTCACTGGTGACATCTCGGCCTACCTGGCCCATCTGGGGACTACCAAGGACACGTTCATCGCGGCCACGGTGGAGGACACCACGTTCATCGGCAACAAGGAGGTCGTCCCGGCGATGGACGCCACGACCTCTACGGCCCGCGCCAAGGTAGGCATCGCGCACTTCAAGTCGGCCAACTACTCGACAGACTACTACCTGCACGTCAAGGTCAACGGCACGACCTATTCGGTGAACTACAAGACCCCGGATAACTCGGCGTCGGCCAACGCGGACTACATCGCGACCAACAAGCTGGCCGCCACCTTCCTGGCCTCCATCAACTCGACCCTCATCCCGGCCCTCAATTCGGCCGGCAAGACGGGCTTCTCGGCGGTACGGAACGGGTCTGCCATCAAGATCACCTCTACGACCTACAACTTCACCCTGTCCACCGAGGACGGGCTGGGAGGCCAACAGTTCATCGCCTTCACCGACCAGGTGGATGGCATCACGCAGCTACCTAAGTACAGCTGGGATGGCTACCAGGTGGCAGTCGTATCGTCCTCCGAGGGGAATGCCCTGAAGTACTATCTCCAGTACGACGGAGATGAGCAGAACGGGGAGTGGGTGGAGATCGTCGCGCCGGGCACTGAGTACGCACTGGACGCCGACACAATGCCACAGGCCCTGGTGAACACCGATGTAAACACCTTCACTGTCGGCAATGCTACGTGGGGCGACCGGCTGTCTGGGGATGGGGACAGAACGTCGAAGGACCCCTACTTCATCGGCCGCTACCTGGTGGACCTACAGTTCCTCGACGGCCGCCTTGGCATCTTCACAGAGGGCACCTGGAGCCTGAGCCGGGCGTTGAACGCCTACAGCTTCTTCCCAGACACGGCCCAGACGACCCTGCCCTCGGACCCCATCCATTACCTGGTGGCCAACGGCAAGACGACCATCGTCAAGTCCTCCGTGGTGGTCGGCCAGAAGCTACAGCTCTGGGCAAACGGCATCCAGATGGTCATCGACAGTGCTGATGGTGCACTCAAGGAGGAGACGGCGGAGAACCCTCCGATCACCACATACGAATATGACGGCAAGGTGCGGCCCTTGGCAGTCGGTCTATCGTCATTGGTCTTCGCGCAGAAGCGCGGCCCATTCAACACCGTGACGGAGGTCTACTACAAGGGGGCCCAGGCGGACGGCGAGATCGTCATCTCGGCGCACGTCCCCCGCCTGCTTCAAGGCACCATGCTGGATATGTCTGCCGGCTCCTCGGCGCGGTTCCTGTATGCCCTGACCGACTGGGACCCTAACAGGGTCTGGGTCTACCAATGGTACAATCAGGGAAACGAGCGGCTCCAGAGTGCCTGGAACTACTGGACCTTCGAGGCCGCCGACGAGGTGGTCTGGATTGAGATGTACGGCTCGACGGCCATCATGCTGCTCCAATGGGACGGCGTGTGGACCCTGGAGAAGCTGGAGACTGAGTACGAGGGTGATGAGTCTGGGGAGATACCCCTCCGAGCTGACCACCGGATCAACGAGGTCGGCCAGACCCAGGAGACGGGCTACGTGACGGTCACGCTGCCTTACCCGGTGGCAGAGGCCAAGCAGTCTCTGTTCACGGCCTATCAGCGGGTGGACGACGACCTAACAGGCGAGGTTCGTGGCACTAAGATGAACATGGAGTGGCAGTCAACCACAGAGGTGCGGGTCATATCGAACATCGACGGGGTGCGGTTTTGGGTGGGAGCAGCCCCCGAGGCCCGACGCGAGATGAACCGACCGTACCTGACGGACAGCAACGGGCAGACCACACTCACTGGGCCGATCTTCATCAACCGCTTCACCGTGGCCTGCAACAAGTCCACCGCGTTCGACGTTGAATGGACCATGCGTAACAGCGGGGAGGTCAAGTCGGAGGGATACACGGCCCGCCACAATGGCAACTACGACGTGGTGAACAACCGCATGGCCCGCATGGAGAGTGACCAGCTCACGGTGGACATCCAGGCATACGCCCCTGAGGTCTCCATCACGCTGGTCAACTCGGACATCTACCCATCGTGCTGGGAGAACGCCCGGTATGACGTGAGGGTGGAAGGAAGGACACGCCCATGATCGAGGTGAGAGAGCCCCGCCCAGGAGACCTGGACAAGGTGCTCGGCGACATCCGCTTTGCCGATATGGCTGAGTGGTTCGCCGGCACCGGCCAGCTGTTCGGACCTGCGGCCTTGGACATCCTGCAATATGGAGAGTTCACCAGGGTGGCGCTGGACGAGAATGGCACGCCGCTGTGCTTCTGGGGCGGGGATGATGGGGTCATCTGGCTGTTCGCCACAAGGTCGGCTGAGAGGCGGGCCATGGGCCTGCACAAGGTCCTGGCACCCAACCTTTTCGAGATGCATCAACGCTGGGGGTTCCTCCAAGCACATGCTGACACACGCAACACCATCCATCACAAGTGGCTGCGGTGGCTAGGCTTCGAGGACATCGGGGAGGTCGAGATCGGCCCCCTAGACATGCCCTTCAAGGTATTCGTGAAGGAGGCTCCTATGAGGGCCGAGAATAGGGAGAGCACGTAATGTGCGTAATGGCAGTCGGGGCAATCGTCTCGGTGCTCCAGTCCGTGGTCTCCTTTGCGGCGGCCCAAGCGGACTACGAGGCCAAGGCAGCCCAATGGACGCAGAACTACAAGAACGCCCTGGCATCTGGCCGCGACGAGCAGAAGCAGATCGGCCTCAGGATGATCCAGGAGGAGGTGGCCCTCACGCAGAAGACGCAGGCCAACACTGTTGAGGGTGCCAAGGCACTCGGACAGGCGGAGGCGGCGGCCGGATCGGCAGGTGTCGCAGGCATCTCGCTGGATAACCTCAAGTGGGGCATCGAGCGGCAGATCGCGGACAAGATGGCGGCGGACAACACGAACTACCGCTACACCGTGGCCCAGCTGACCACCGAGATGGACGCCACCAACACCAACATCGAGAACAGGATCAACTCGGTCCAGAAGCCGGTCCCGCCGAACCCCCTGGGGTACGTGCTGTCCGGCATCGGCGGGGCCCTGAAGGCGGCAGCATGAGCACCTATGCGTACCCCTCATTCAACCCAAGGGGCCCAGAGCGCCCAGTCCTGCTCAAGATACAGAAGAGGCTCAAGGAGCTGAAGGGAGAAGCTGATGGCGCGTGAACGCCTCATGGAGATCGGCCCAGCGCGGGCCATACAGCCCCAGGCTGCCCCGGTCAACACCTACGTGCGTCCTGCGGACCCAGCTCCGAGCCCTCTCCATGACCTGGCTAACGGCCTGGCAGACCTGGGGTCGGGCCTCGGTGCCTTCATGCAGGAGCGTAAGGACCAGGCCAAACAGGGGGACATCCTGAAGGGCCAGGCGGCATTCGACAGTGGTAACCAGGAGGCCTGGGGCGAGGCGGTGAGGACTGGGAAGGTCCCGCCATACGCCTCCAAGCACTTCATGGAGGGCTACAAGAAGGAACAGGGCAACCTCCTCGGCATCCAACTGCGGACCAAGTTCAACCAGGCCTACCTCGGCTGGGAGGGGCGGGACAAGAACGACCCGGCAGCCTTCCAGGAGTTCGTCACCAAGTTCATGGCGGATAACATCCCCCAGGAATACCTCAACGACCCTGACGTGCTGCGCGGCCTGAACCCCCACCTCGGGGCCCTCAACCAGGATTCCTACACGGTGTGGTCGGAAGAGCGGGCCAAGTCGGTCTACAACGGGTCCATCGACGCTCGCACGGGCGTGGTGGCTGGGACAATCGACAGCGCCTTACAGCAGGGCACAGCGAGTGGCACCACGGACTACGGGGGCCTGTTTCAGGACATCCAGCAGGGCCGCGCCGACGCGGTGGCTTCTGGCATCCGTGGCGAGGACTACGACAAGAAGCTCGCCAACATCATCATCTTGAAGGCCATCGAGCACGGCGACCCCGAGCTGCTGAAGCTCCTGGACAAGCCGCTGGCGGATGGCGAGACGGCCCTGTCACAGACGGCCGAGGTCCTGAGGAGCCGCAACGAGGCCGAGGACAAGATCGAGAGCGACAAGGTGTACAGGGCCAATGCGGAGCGCACAGCCGCCGACCGTGAGGCCAGGGCGAGGGTGGAGGCCGGGAAGGCCACGATCAACAAGATACTCACTCTCGACCCCACCGCTGAAATCCCCGAGGACATAATCAGGGAGATCGAGAAGAACGGCGAGGGGGACATCCGGTCCCAGATCGAGCAGCGGCGCAAGACCTTCATGGACTCCAAGGGGCTTGAGAACCCGCAGGACATGCTGGAGATCGAGCGTGGCATCCAGCAGGGAGAGTACACCGCTGACGACGCCCTCCGCGACCCTCGTATCCGGTCCAAGGAAAGCTACGCGCACGTCCTGGAGCGCATCGAGAAGCGCAACAAGGCCATGCGTGATGGTACAGGCATCCTGGCGGACAGCACGGCGAAGCGGTACAAGGACACCATCCGGGAGCGGACAGCCGCGTCGGATTGGGCCACTGGCGGGTTCGACCCTGGAGGCCTGACCGATGACGGACTGGAAGCAACTCGTGACTTCGAGCGGATGCTCATCGAGTGGGACGACAAGAACCCCAACGCCACCCTGGTTGAGCGGCAGAAGGCCATCAACGAGATTGGCGACATGGTGCTGAAGCATATTACGCCCATCGACCCTCAGACTGGGCAGGAAGGTAACAACCTGGGCTACTACGAGACACAGCAACAGGCACAGGGCCGCAGGGCCGAGCCGGGCGTCGAGCAGCGGCGCGGTCAGGCCTTGGGAGACATGCCTCAGGAGCAGGGCCTCTGGGACCAGTTCAATGGGGACAATCCGCCGACCGCCGACCAGCTGCCGGACCAGGTACGCATCAGGCTTGAGCAGGATGCTATACGCAACAACATGACGACCGAGGAGTACATGAAGAACATCTGGGAAGAGATGAGGAAGCTGGTCAATCCTAAGAAGGACCAGGCACCTCCTCAGACACCTGAGGTTCCGGCCCAGCAGCCGGCCGCCGAGGTGCCGCAGCAGCAAGGCCAGGCTGACACCGCCGGCCCGATGCCCTTCACCGAGGAGCCGAAGAACACGGCCACCAAGGCCCTGGATGAGCTGACCACGGGGGCACCGCAGCAGGTGGCATCAGGGGACGGCCCTCCGAACGAGTGGAGCCCAAAGAGCCAGTTCCGAGCGACCGCCACGGCCGGCAAGGCGGCCTCCATGCTGAACCTTATCGGCAGGTCGGAAGGCACCGACAAGGCGCGTGGGTACAATGAGACCCTGGGCTACGGGGCCTATACCAGCGGCAACGTAGAACTGGTCGGCATGACACTGGACCAAATCGACGCGCTACAGACCAAGATGCTCAAGCATCCTGGCAACAAATGGAACTCGTCGGCCCTGGGACGGTATCAGATCGTCCGCACGACGCTGCGCAAGCTGCGCAAGGAGCTGGGCCTGAAGGGTACCGAGAAGTTCGACGCGGCCATGCAGGACCGACTTGCGGTACAGCTGCTGAATGGTCGCGGTCTGGACGCCTGGGCCTCCGGGAAGATCAGCGACAAGCAGTTCCTGGCGAACCTGGCAAATGAGTGGGCGTCGCTTCCCAAGCCGAGCGGCAAGGGGGCCTACAAGGGGCAGAACGCCTCGGTGTCTCCGGCAATGGTGCTGGCGGCCGTGAAGCATGTCCGGGACGTGGCCTAATCCAACCACATGGCGCACTATGCGCTAGGTAACACACAGAGAGGCATCGGAAAGAATGGACCTCAACACCTACATGGAAGCCCGCAAGCGCGTCGAGGAGAGACTGGCAGCTGATAAGCAGGCCACCGCGGCCTCTCCCAGCCCCGTGGACGCGAACTCGCCGCTCGGAGGCTATGAGGGCAGCATCGGCCAGATGATCTCACACGCGGCCGTCCCTGGCCTTCTGGCGCTCGATTACTTTCAGGGAGCGGACAACCCGTTCTCCCGCACGTTCGACGCAATGCAGAGTGGCGTGGTGAAGGCGGCCAAGGAGACGACCCAGGCGCTGGGGATGGGGCACACCACCCCGACCCTGGACGCCATCTCGAAGCAGCGCAATGAGCAGTCCCCGGCCTACGGCCTCGCGGAGGGCATCACGCAGATCGCAACCGGCCTCATCGGGGTCGGCAAGGTGATGGCACCCCTCAAGGCAGCGAAGGCTGGGAAGGCCGCCGCGCTGGCCTGGGAGACGACCCGTGGTGCGGCCGCGAGCGCCCTGGTACTGGACCCACATGAGGCCCGCATGTCGGACTTCGTGGAGCAGTTCCCGGCGCTCCAGAACCCCATCACGGAATACCTGGCGTCGGACCCGAACGATAGTGCCGCCGAGGGACGCCTGAAGAACGCCATCGAGAGTGTCGGCATCGACCTGGCCTTCGCCGGGGTCCTCTCCCTCTCTGCCAAGGCCATTAAGCTGATGAAGGCTGGGAAGCAGGAGGAGGCCGCCAAGGCCATCGTCCAGCTCAACAAGGCCATGGGGGAAATCCCAGACAGCCACAAGGTGAGCTTCTGGGGCCATAGTGGACAGCCCCAGGCTCCGGGTCTCCCCGAAGCAGGGGCCCCGCGCACGCCCTCGATGGAACAACCCATGGGCGGAGCTACGCACACCAACACGGTCGGGTCGGCCGTCGATGGGCAGGCTCAGAGCCCGTTCTGGGCGGGGAGAAAGGTCGGCTTCGCCGGAGATACTACCCCGCTGTCGAAGGACCCCCTGTGGAACAAGGAGATCGCGGACAATGTGCAGCCCGGCAGTCCACTCATTGGCGACAGCGTTAAGCCTGGCACAGGAGTAGGGGCAGAGGCAGGAGCAGAGGCAGCGGGCCGTGGCACTAAGGCTGGTGCGAAAGGAGCAGCAGCGGAGGGTTCGGTCGGGCCCGGTGGTCCCGCGCAAGTCATCGACACCGTAAGCACTGAGGCCCAGGCGGTCCCGCTCGGCCGGGGCAAGAAGCCAGACTATGCACCAAATGGGCCCCTGGCGGAGACCACCGCGAGCGCCATCCTTGACGGGGCCGAGGCCGATTCCAAGGCCATCGCCAAGTATGGCACCCGCGAGGAGGCCATCAAGCAGGGCTACAAGTTCTCACAGACCAACGTCCCGTGGCAGAAGATCGGCTCCTCGGAGGACCTGAAGCCCCTGATCGACCATACCGAAGCGGCCCTCTCGAAGCGTCGCCCGATGACGGACGCCAGGGTAAGCCAGGTGGTCTCTGACATGGCTGAGATGTTCGATGAGGACCCGGCACAGCTCATGGGCGAGATCGTCAGGGGCGGCGAGGAGGCCAAGAAGCAGGTCTACCGCATGGAGGCCTCGTACATCCTCGCCAAGCGGTTCTTCCAGGACGCCTATGACCTGGCTGAGCGTTCCCAGGTGCTGACCTACGGCCCTTCCGACATGCTGTACGGGTCCAGGGAGGCGGCCCAGATGGAAGTCCGCAAGCGACTGATGGTGGCAGCCGACATGCTGGCCTCCGGTCAGGAAATGCGGGCCAGCGCCGGGCGGTCCTTGAGGCGGCTCCGCAAGGAGTTCGTCATCAAGCCCAAGGACATCGAGGAGTTCTCTCGGCTTCCTGCGGATCGGGTGACGGAGATCGTCTTCAAGACTGGAGGCGACCTGGGCAAGCTCAAGGCGGCAGCCAAACCGTCCTTCTGGAGGCGGGTGCTGGATGAGGCTAACTTCCTCCTCGCCAACAACCTCCTGTGGCTGTGGCCTACGCACGCGATAAACACAACCGCCAACCTGTTCATGCTGGTCGGGCGTCCCATGGAGGCCATGATCGGCGGGGCCGTTACTGGTCAGAGCAAGGTGTCCAAGCAGGCCTACTACGAGCTGATGTACTCATTCCATTCGGCGGCTGACGCCTTCAGCGTGGCCTCGGAGGCGTTCCTCAAGGGCGACAGCATCCTGGCCCCGCACATGAGCGAGAGCCTGGACATCGGCCACCGGGTCAACATCCCGAACATCACGTGGAAGGGCTTGGGCGACATCTGGGACCAGGGCTACAACGCCATCCTCTCGGCCGCCTACCACGGCGTTGTGGGGGTTCCTACACGCGCCCTGGGTGCGGTGGATGAGTTCGTGCAGAACCTGAGATACCGTGCGGTGATCCAGGCCAGGGCAGCCGTACAGGCCAGCGAGGCGGGTCTCCACGGCAAGGCTGCGGCGGAGCATATCCGCAAGTCGCTCCTCGGGGCATTCGATGAGGCTGGCAGGGCCCTCGACGGTGCAGCCTTACGCGAGGCACGCATCGCGGCCGCTCAGCAAGAGTTGGTCCCTGGGAGTGTCGGTAACCTACTGCGCAACGCCAAGTCAAACCTCCCGGCCTTCGGCCTGGTGCTCCCGTACATCAAGTCGCCGATCAACGTCCTTCGGTACTCATGGAAGTACACCCCAGGCCTCAACCTGGTCCAGATCGAGTTCCGGCACGCCATCATGGGAAAGCTGGGCGGGGAGGAGCAGGCTCGGGCCATCGGCCAGATGACGCTCGCCACCACGTTCGGCCTCATGGCTCTCTACATGGCGGCCTCCAACAAGATCGTAGGCAAGGGGCCGTCAGACCCCAAGCTCAACTCGGAATGGAGGGCATCTGGTGCCCAGCCGTACAGCTACATCATCGAGAACGAAGACGGCTCCAAGACCTACGTGCCGTTGGGACGCTTCGACCCAGTGGGCTCCATCTTCGGGATGGTGGCCGACGTGGTGGACTACTATCGCGTCTCCCCGGACCAGGTGAGCATGGATAAACCTCTCGGGGCCATATTCATCGCCCTGGCAAAGAACTTCTCTGAGAAGACGTTCCTGGTGAACATCAACCAGGCCATGCGGGCCATGACGGACCCGGACAACAACATGGCCAAGTTCGCTGGTGGCCTCGCTGGCAACCTGGTGCCGGGCTCATCGGCCCTCGCCGGGTATGTCAACCAGGACCCGTACCTCAGGGACGCCAGGACCTTCATCGACTACTCGATCCGCAGACTGCCGGGTGCCAGCGAGACGCTGCCGCCTCGACGGGATGTCTTCGGGGACCCGGTGGAGAGGAAGGTGGGGCTGACCACCAACCAGAAGCTGGACCCGGTGGAGGTCGAACATAACCGCCTGATGCTGGAGACTGGAGAGGGCCTATCACCTCCGTCCCCGAGCAAGGGTGGCGGCATCGACCTACGCGATGTCGTCCTGACCAATGGACGAAACGCCTTCGACCTGTACCAGGAGATGGCCGGCAAGGGCCTCAAGAAGGACCTGGAGCGCGTCATCAAGAGTGACACCTACAAGCGCCTAGTGGACGGAGACGGAGAGACCAAGGGCACCAGGCTATACGCTCTGCGCAAGGTCACTGCCGATCACCACGAGCAGGCCTGGAAGAAGATGCTCGCGGAGTTCCCGGAGCTGCGGAAGCTGGCCATCCAGAAGCAACTGGCGGTCAAGGATGCAGTCACAGGGAAGGCCAGACAAGAGAACGACCCCAACCCGGCAGCGACCCTGCTGAGGAACCTAGGGGTGAACCTATAAGGACAAGAGATGGCCTACAGCTACTCAACGGTCGGCTCCAAGTCGGCCGGCGACACTATTGTCGTCACCTTCCCGTTCCTGGACCGGGGCCACGTATCCGTCCTGGTGGATGGGGAGGCGGTCGATGCGGCCTACTGGGAGTGGACCAACGACAGTCTCATCACATGCTTGACTGGGTTCCCATCCGGTACGACCACCAAGGTGATGAGGACTACCCCGGTGTCCTCTCTGCCCTCGGAGCAGACCTCCAGCGGCGTGTTTGACTACGCAGGAGTGAATCTCAACGACCTCTCGGCCCTATACATCTCCCAGGAGCGCAACGACCGGGAGGAGGAGGTGGTGGGGTCTATCGAGGAGGTGTCAGGACTGACAGCTTCGGCCCTGGCCTCCAAGGTGGCGGCTGAGGCAGCCAAAACGGCGGCCGAGGCGGCACAGGCAGCGGCGGAGATGGCGGAGACAAACGCGGCGGCATCCGAAAGCACAGCCTCTGCGGCGGCCACTACTGCCACCACGCAGGCAGGGACCGCGACCTCAATGGCCGGGTCGGCCTCTGCGGATGCCGACGATGCGGCTGCGGCCCTGGCAGCCTTCTACGATATGTTCATCGGGGCCTCAGCGACCAACCCTACGGTTGACCTCAATGGTGATGCGGTATCTGAGGGACAGCTATACTGGAACACGGCAACCCAGAAGATGATGGTCCGTGCATCTGCATCCTGGGTCGAGGCCTACCAGCCCTCCACCGGGTTCCTTGCCGCCAGTAACAACCTGTCCGACCTCTCCAATGTGGCAACCGCCAGGTCGAACCTGGGACTGGAACCGGGGGTGGACGTGCAGGCACAAGACGCCGAGCTGTCAGCCCTGGCCGGGCTGGTAAGTGCGGCCAACAAGGTGCCTTACTTTACGGGTAGCGGTACGGCGGCGCTGACGAGTCTGACTGCTGCGGGCCGAAACATTATCGCGGTGAACGACGAGGCCGCCTTCAAGGCGCTGATGAACCTGGAATCTGGGGTGGACGTGCAGGCCTATCAGGCGGTCCAGTCCCAGGCAACGTGGGCAGCCGGCGTCGGGACTACTGAGAGTGTCGTCAGCCCGGCCAAGGTGGCCGCAGCCATCGCGGCACTGGCTCAGGGGGGTGCCCCATGGAAACAGATTGGCTCGACGTTCAACACTACCTCGGGCACGTCGTGGTCATACACCGACATTGACCAGGGTTACTCTGACCTGATGGCCATCTGCGACAGTGCATCGGGGAATAGTGGTGTGGGCCAGTTCGTCCTCGATGTCTCTGCCGATGCGGGTGGTTCTCCGTCCTACTCAGCGAGCCCTTGGAAATACACCAATGCCGCAGCGGCGGACTATCTGACACTTGCGGCACTAGGTAACGCAGCCAACACCATAGATGTCATGCTGATCATCTACGGTTACAGCGACACGAACATCACGCTGAAGCCGTTCACGGCCGTCTTCTGGGTCTCCGGCAGCCCGGCATCATACGGGTCCTACAACGGGGTCATAGATATGTCGGTAATCAAAGCCCTGAAACTCTACACGAGCGGTGGCATGACGGGTGACGCCGGGACCTTCAAACTCTTTGGGAGATGACGATGGGACTTGAGCATGTACAAATCAAGAAGCCAGACGGCACCTATAAGGTGATCGTGAGGGATATTCCCGACGCCATCGAGACCCCGGAGGAGGCCAGGGCCAGGCTTCCAGCCCTGCCTAGGGCCAAGTTCAGGGCCGCCCTCAAGGCCGGGGGTCACCTTGCGACCATCGCATGGGCCCTTGCGGCCATCCCTGACGCCACCCAGAAGGCCCTCGCCCAGGAGATGCTGGACTCAACCAGCACCTTCAGTAGGGGTGATCGCCTGGTGGAGAGGATCAGGAAGGTCATAGGGCTCACCCCGGAGCAGTTCGACGCACTGTGGTCCGACGCGGCGGGCCTTGAGCTAACCATTTAACAGGAACAGGGTCTGGGTATGAGCCGAGAATGGACTGACGAGATGGAAGAGGAGGCGGCTGGGGGGCCGCCCCCAATCGGTAGCAACTCCGGGGACTTCGATCTGGATGGCATGGACATGGAGGACCTCAAGAAGGAGGGAGAGCGGGAGCTGCTCAAGGACCTTGTTCTTCGGGTCAAGGCCGGCATGGCGACGCCCCCGGAGAAGGCCACGCTGCTCCAGATGCTGCGGGCCTATGGAATGCACTTTATGGGAGACCCCCTCGATGACGGCCACAAGCCCAAGAACAACGACAAAACGGAACTCCCGAGGTTCGACAAGCCCGAGTATGGCGGTTGATGATCTCCTCGACGGAGCTAGCAAGCTGGTGGAGACCATCAAGCGGCAGCACCAGGTGACCTTGAGACGCTTGGCACACGTCGAGGAGATGCTTGTGGAGAAGATCAAGGGAGGCGGTAACGATGCCGGATAGCGTCGAGCAGGCAGGCCCGTCCTTGGCGATGCAGCTGCACGCCGGCATGGAGGTCCTTAAAAGCCAGCAGAGCGAGATCAACAGGCGTATCGGGGTCATCGAGCGGCAGATCGACGGTATCATCGAGCCCGAGCGCATCCAGGCCCTGGAGAAGTGGATGGACGAACAGCAGAACGGGAAGACCAAGTGGTCGGACTGGTTCTGGCAGGCCATCGTCTGGGTCGGCGCAATCACCCTTGCGGTGGCCGTAGGGAACTTCATTGGGGTGGAGATAAAGTGGTGACCATCGCGGTGACATCATGAACGAGGCGCTGGGCAAAGAGAAAACCATCGACCTGGTGGCCCGGCGCTTCATCGCGACCTCCATCGCCTACTACTGCCTGGAGGAGAGCCTGGTGTCGGACACCGTGTTCGACTCCTGGGGTGTGCGGCTCCATGAGGAATGGGACGACCTGTCCGTGGACAACAAGTTCAAGCTGGGCGACCCGCACGCGGTCAGGGCCTCTGGATTCCATATCAAGGTGACCATGAAGGACCTGGCCGGGACATCGGCGTGGCTCCAAAAGAGGCAGATGCTGAGGTATCAGATCGGGGTGGCCAAGTGGTTGCCATCGGAAGAACTCAAGACGAACTATACCACGCTCGACAACGTGCACTGGGCAAGAGGGAGACCTATCCAATGAAAGCACTCAAGGAAATCGGCCAGCCCCTGGAGGCTGGTGACATGGTGGAGCTGCCCAAGTGAGCGAGCTGAAGGTCATCGACCCGCTGAAGCAGCGAGATGAACTGGCCGCATCGACAACCCTGGGAAGGCCGGTGGATCACTGGTCTCTGCGGGTCTACGGGGACCCCATCAAGGACGACTTCCGGGTCTTCATGACCCTCATGTGGCGGCACCTGGGCCTCCCCGATCCTACGCCTCTCCAGCTGTCCATCGCGTACTACCTACAGCACCACGGGTGGAACGGAGAGATAGACACCCTGATCGTCATGGCGTTCCGTGGGGCGGCCAAGAGCTGGATCACAGCGGCCTACGTCCTGTGGCAGGTCCTCAGGGACCCCCAGCTGAAGATCGGGGTCTTCTCTGGGTCGGCCCGACGAGCGGTCAACTTCGTGAACTTCTGCATGGCGCTCATCCACGAGATGCCCATCCTGAAGCACCTCCAGCCACGGCCGGACCAGAGGCAGTCCTCAACGGCCTTCGACGTGTCCCCCGCCAGGCCGGACCAGACGCCATCCGTCTTCGCGCTGGGCATCACGGCCGCGGTGGTCGGGTACCGCGCGGACATCATCGTGGGCGACGACGTGGAGACCAACAAGAACTCCATGACACCAGAGATGAGGGAGAAGGTGGAGGCTGGGTGCAAGGAGTTCTCGGCCATCATCAAGCCTTACGGGCAGATCATCCTCCTGGGCACGCCTCAGAGCGAAAGCTCGGTCTACAACAAGCTGGCCTCTGGGGGCTACGCGGTACAGATTTGGCCTGCACGGTTCCCCAATGGGAAGCAGCGGCGCATCTACGGGTCCAGGCTGGCGGCGTACATCACATACACCCTGGACAGGAACCCCTCGCTGGTAGGCACCTCGACGGAACCCAAGCGGTTCTCCGAGGAGGACTTGGCCAAGCGCGAGATCGCCTGGGGCAGGGCCGGCTTCGCCCTCCAGTACATGCTCGACACTAGCCTGTCGGACGTGGATAAGTTCCCCCTGCGGCTGGGCGACATCATCGTCATGTCCCTCGACCGAAGGATGGGCCCTGATTCCGTCTCCTGGGGCTCTGGAGAGCATCTGCGGCTGCGAGACGTGCAGCCTATCAGCCTCGACGGAGACGCGCTGTACGCGCCTTCCAGCGTCTCCCAGGGCTTCTCTCGCTGGCAGGCTGTGCGGGCGTCCATCGATACGTCCGGCAAGGGCGCTGACGAGACGGTCCTGACCATCGGGGCGGTCATCCACGCGACACCCTTCGTGCTCAAGCAGGTGGGGTGGCAGGACGGCTTCTCCCCGAAGACCCTGGAGGAGATCGCACAGCACTTGGTGGACTATCACGTACAGCAGGTCATCATCGAGGAGGACTTCGGTGGAGGCATGTTCGCGGCCCTCCTACGCCCGGTCCTGAAGAAGGCATGGGAGAAGGCCAACGCCAAACGCCCTGCGGCGGACCAGGGGGCCACTGAGATCGTGGAGCAGCTGGCCAAGCGCGTCCAGAAGGAGCTGCGCATCCTGGAGATACTGGAGCCCGTGTTCCAGGCTCACAGGCTGGTGGTCGCCAAGGAGGTCCTGGAAGAGGACATGGGGCAGGTCTCGCGGAGAGACGGCACCGACCTACGGGACCGCTACTCGCTCATGTACCAGATCACCCGGCTGACCCGTGAGAAGGACTGCCTGACGCACGACGACCGTGTGGACAGCCTGGCCATCCTCGTGCTGGCCTTCAAGGAGTACCTCGGGCTGCACGCCGGGGAGGAGTTCGAGGCGAAGCGCGAGAGGGACCTGGAGGACGAGCTGCACAAGTTCGATGAGACCTTCTCCGACATTCAAGGCCGCTCAGGGCACGCCAGGCGGGCTCTGCGAGGCAACCTCCGCCAAGGCGGCCGCAGGCCACTATAGGCTGGAGCACGCCGACTGTGCCTACTACATATTGTGTCTCCAAGCCCTTCCAGCACTATGTGCCAAAATGGGACACGGAAGCACAAGGCTTTGAGGGTCTAATTCCCTGGTACTAGAGTAAACTTATCTCTAAGCTGCCCTCTAGGTATATACCTCTAAGCCCATACCTCACATCCGATCAACTCAAAGCGTCAATCCATAGAGGGAGAGGGGAAGGAGAGACCATCCTCCTTATCCCCTCCCCTCGAAGCCAGAACCTCATGCCCCATCTTCAGGCCTACCTGGGGATAGGGCATGAGGCACTGTCCACTCTTGTCCTCTAGGCATTAGTGCTTAAAGGGACCGACTTCAGGCCCCCTGCCTGAGGCCCTCCCTGCTGCCTATGCCTGAGGTCGTCTCCTCCAGGGGTGGTCCAGTCCTCATGCAACACCACTATGCACTGCCCTATGTCTGTGCGTATGGCCCACATGAGGGGAAAGGCATCAGGAGGGAGGGGGAAGAGGGTACATCCCCTCCCCTTATACTCCAGGCCTCCCTCATGTGGCGCTATGGGCCCTGCGTCTGTGCTCAAAGTGACCGCCCTGGGGCCCGATTCCGCCCGGACGGCTGTAGGGGTCGGTCGCGCGAGGTCTGGTACACGTAGCGACGGCAGCGACCTTCACCCCTCTGGGGCCTGTGGCGGGCAAAAACCGGCCTCGTGGCTGTCCTTCCTGTCCAAGTTATTGATATTGCAGGCACTACGCTAGATCATGAGGCTAGTGCATGGCGCTGCGGCATGTTGCAGATCGGCCACATGGTGTTGCATAAATGTCACACTCTCTCCATATCCTATCAGTAGTTGTATCCGGCCACATTGCGCACGGTGACATGGGTCTCAACCTTATGCCCCGGCATAAGGCATGGGCATAGTGTCGCATGGACCTCAAGCCGGGGCATGTTGGCACGCATCTTGCTATCGCTTGAGGCATGGGCATAGTGTCGCATGGACCTCAAGCCGGGGCATGTTGGCACGCATCTTGCTATCGTGTGCGCGGTTTCAACTTTTTGGCTAGGGCAACATGGGGGCTTGAGGTTGGGGCTTTAGGGCTGTCAGATAATGTTGAATGAATTCAATATGTTGTGCGAGGTGTGATCATTGTGCCGACCACTAGGTCACTTTGGGCACGTTTCCATAGGCGGTTTTTTCGCAGTGTTTTCAATGGGTTATCATTTTGTTGCCATCAGTGTATTTCTTTTCAGGAAGAAAGCGCCCATACTTCAATCATCGAAGCGCCAAACACGGAAGTTTGACACTGCGCTGCGATAGGAGAGAAGCCAATGAAACGTAGTATACCGCAAAGCGTATTTGACAGCGCGGAAGCTCGCCGCGTAGCTGCTGCTGGGCATAAGCAAGCATGTGAGGAATTGGCACGTTTGCATCCGTCAGAACTAGGCGTTGGTAACCCTAATCATCCAATTCATAGCGGGTTGTTTGGTTACGATATACAAGAGTTTATGGACAAGCAAAAAGGAGAGAAGCCATGACGAACAAATATGACGTTGAATACACAGACACGTTTGCAGGCGAAGCAAACTATTCATGGGTTAAGCGCACAATCGTCACCATGCCCGAGATGACACACTACGGCTATGACGGTGGCACCAATTACGGCAAGGCTTGTCGCGTATTTGAACGCGAGCTTATGAAGCGCGCAAAGGCTGAAATGGGTTTGACAGGCGTGCGCGGCACCGTTGATCGCTATCATATCGGCATGACGTTTCGCCCATACCGATCCTGCACCGTCATGTTCATTTCGTGGCATGACAAATAAACGAATTGTTTACCTGTTACGCGCTATACCCGGCGCGTAACTAGCAAGCAATTCCGCTTGATAAGCCAAACCCATTCGTTTGACACTTGCGCATATGCGCTGCGATAGGAGAGAAACCATGAAAGCATATTTGCAATTTGGCGGCGCGGCTTGCGGCTTGCCTAACGGACCATTTCAAACCGTATCGGTTGAATGCAAGGAAACCGTCGCACCACGTAGCGGCATGACGCAAACCGGATATGGCGCGAAACTGCCAACGCCATACATGGTCAAATGGGAAGGCAAGTGGCGGCGCGTGCATGCCGCGTGCTATGGCAACGCCGCGTCGCACTACATAGGCAAACCGGGCGCATGGCTGGCAACGGTTGACGTGGAACGGTAACGGCTTATAGGTGGCGCGTAACTAGCAAGCAATTCCGCTTGATAAGCCAAACACGGGAGTTTGACACCATGACAACCACACTTTATGACGTGCGCATGTATCGAGAGAGTAGAAAGCGCTACCTCCACCTCTCCGATCCGCGCGGCGCATATGTCGCCACCACAAATGCGGTTATGGGCGCATTGCGTGACGGTCCCGACATGGTAGCGGTTAGAGCCGCCTTGCCCGCCAATTTGCGCAAGGCATTTGATCGTGCTGGTTCATTCTGGTTTGACAAGTACAACGATGCCAAACACGGCCATATGACACTTTACACGATGCGCGGTGCGTTGATTGGCACACTGTACGCAATCCGTAAAGACGTTTAACGACCCGCAGTATCACATGGTGCATGATGCACCGGACGCAACATTGGAGCAACAAACATGAACGCGAGGAGAGCATCGGAGTATGGGCCAACGTCCCAGAGTACCACGCCAAGAGGTGCGACGGTTGGACCTATGACCCTATGTTTGGCGAATGGTACACGGTGGCCTAACACTAGAGAATTGGAGCAAGACGATGCACCACAATGCTGAACCTTTCTCACGGTACCGCACTAAGCTGCGGCGCGACGATGACCGGCAGGTCCGGGCACCTAGGGAACGCACGAAAGCGGGGCACGACCGGTGCCTTATTGACAAGCGG